CTCTTTCTTCTCTTTCTTCTCTTTCTTGGTTTTCTGTTTACTGTTTGTTGACATCGATAGTTGGAAATACTATCTAAAGTCAAATTCGTGTAGTTTACCACGGGATCCCTGAAACTACAACAGGGACTGTACATAATGTGAAACCAGTTTCCTGGTAGCGCCGTGCAGTCTCTCGGCATTTTGTTTAGCACGGAAGTATTAAGCATTTGCATTAACCTATCCACTCCACGACGAATCGCTAAGCGGTCATAATTACAAACGCACCGTTTTGGGCTATTACTCACATCAACCCCGGATATGTTCTGGGCGACGATTAATAAAGATCATAATCAGGATCAAAATCCCAATCATTATCGATATCACCGTCCATACTAAGCATCTCCGCGCGCCAATCATCAACTCGCGACTTTTCCAGTAAATACTGGACTCGTCGCTTGGACTTCAAGGCACCCGGTGAAACAAAGTAATCACCTCCCAGACCACGAACCCGCAGCGGCCTTACAGCCGGACAGTGGGGAAGATTGAATGCGAAAACCTGAGCATTCCAATATCTTTCCAAAGCCTCCATGGACATGGGCTTCAGTCGATATTCCGGCTTAAATTTTGCCACGAAGACGGAATCAGAAACTTTGCTCGAACCGTGATGGGCTCGGCTAGCTAATGCTAACCTTGCCAACCACCCGTCCGAAACATCGCTACTTTCTCCAGCCCTCGGGACATAATCACCCGGTATCATCCTCCATTTTGCGAGACCACCCGCAAGTTTTGCAGTCGGAATGTCCATTCCTTCTCGACGGTACAATGCCATTCGGGGATCATTAACAAAGCGCGCAGCCATAAGCCGCTGCCCTCTGGTAATCCGCAGGCCCTCACGGGCCCACTTACGATCAACCCCAAAGCCCCCCAAATGAACGGGGAGAAACCAGTTTGGTTTATAGTACTGTCCTTGCCACTTATCCTTCGCCCAACGCTGGAATGCGAAAGGGATGGTCGAACTGGTCCATGGGGCCAATTCCATCATCTTATTCAAATCCCTGCCTACCATAGTCGGAGTCGCCTCGGATTCCCCGCCTTTCAGCGAGATCCCCGTTAGCAACTTTAGATTAAGGTAGCCACGTCTGACTATTCCGCTAGGTCTTTGTGAAAAGATTTGCGAATTAATCATGCAGAAGTCTGGTGACAAGTACTGCTTTCCCTGCGAGATTTTAAAGCCAGCATCCTTAGCGGCTTTAAGGAAGATTTCGTAGAAAGAATGTTCACACTTAAACAGCATATCATCGCCGTTCACGAGAACATTATCCCACATCAACCTCCCAATCTCTGTCCGACTGAACGGATCAAGTGCAACCCAACGGTCTATCGCGCAGCGATAAACGGCTAGATTAATTACACACAGGAAAGGAAAGCTTAAGGGATGACCCATAAGCTGCCCCTCCCGCGCATTACACTCAGTCCGATCAGGATACACCGCGACACCCTCCAACAATGAGATCGCTGCCAAACCGATACCAGGCAGCTCGATTTCCTTTTCGAGCCGTCGGCACATGCCTTCAAAAGCCGCTAGTGTAGCGTCCCTTTTAAGCAAATCGGTTGCTGCCTCATAATCAACAGAGCACCAAAACGGCAGGGACGCACAGTCCCGGCCGATCTCTTGAACTCTTTCAGTCAAATCATCCCTCAACATGGTCGATGCATTGTGTGACTTCCAACACTTGAGCATTAACCCTTGAAGCGGCTGCAAAGCCGAGTAAAGATAACCGTCCCCTAAGGTGACAATACGAAACTTCCCAGGTTCTGGGACAGCTAGCACTTTCACCCTTGTAAGATCCTCCATCTTCCCCTCCTCAATCCTCTTTCTGCAAACATCTTCAAACTTGGCGAATTCCTCCTTACGCCAGTTATCCAACGTCGCACTTAGATAAGGTAAACGCCCCATAATTTTGGCGTCTCCACTATCAAGATCGAGTGTGTATCGTTTCGTCAGACTTAATGCACCTCCCCGCTTTCGCGAGGCTTGCATACAAGCTGATCCAGTGGGCATAAACTTCGTAGGCTGCATGCTTTCGATTCCTTTAAAGACCTCTTGAGCCGCTTTTTGAATAGCGGTACGGATGTCAGTAGGAACGTTACCATGTAACTCACTGAGCCGAGCTTTATGTTTGTCCAACGCTTGTTGTTCCTTCACTTTTCCAAGTGCAGGCCAGGCTTTCTTCGACCCCTTTTGCAAGGAGTAGATTAAACCAACATCAATCGTTTTACGAGCTAAAACACGGTTCAAAAGTTTTTTGATCCACCCGGTGAAAAGCGGTTTCACCATCCAAGGTTCCCTAACAGGTCGTTGAGGGTCCCTTGCAGCACGACACAATAAAGAATCTAACCAGAACTTGCAAAAGCTCTGCTCACGATTATCTTCACTGATGACTTCATGAATGGCGCGCGCAGTACAGCGCGCCGAGTTCTTGAACCGATTCAGCTCTCTAAGGTTACGTAAAGGACCAGCAGCAGGATTGCTGCCTTCCTTATTTAACCAACAAACTAGAGGCCAAATCAGTGAACTGACTATTTCCCAAACCACGGACCCTTTCGAGCCCAATCCTAAACAAGCGTGTTTAGTGATTTGCAATACGAGAGTGTCCACGGAGGTAGTCATGTGTCCATCCGCAAACAAGTCTCGGTATCGACGCCGATCGTGTACTAGGGGCGCATTCGCTAAGCGCTTTGCCCCGTTCACTTTCGGATCAACCGAAGACTGTCTCATACTAGCAACAACTGTATCGCCAACAGACGTTTTGGTGCCAGCCTTGGAATGTTTTCCAAGGGCTAGTGTAGGAACGACTTCGCACAGAAGTTTTGTTTTACCTACGTTCTTAGTATTTGTTTTCATCATAGAAATGTGATGATATCAGATACT